CGGCGATCCATCAGCCATACAGGTATTTGAAGCCAATACCACAGAACAAGTAGCCGAATGGCGACACAATCGAACCACCATACCTGAGCAAGTGCGTATTTTGGCCGACATCGTACGTCACTTAAATGAAACAACACAAGATCCGCAACAAATCTATTACAGTATTGAAAACAACACCATTGGTGAAGCTGCTCTAATAAGCATAGACGAATTTGGAGAAGAAAATATCCCCGGCTATTTCCTCAGTGAACCAGGCGGTGGCGGAAGCCGTAGATATCGCAAAGGATTCAATACCACAAACAAGCCCAAGCTAGCGGCCTGCAACAAGCTCAAAATACTAATAGAAACCGGCCGCATGAAAATACGCAGTAGCGGGTTGGTCAGCGAACTTAAAACTTTTGTAGCACACGGCGTGGGCTATGCCGCTAAGCCAGGCGAAACTGATGATCTTGTTATGAGTACAATTTTAGCTGTGCGTATGATGCTGTTGCTACAAACTTATCACACAGAAATGGATGTACAAATGCGTGATCATGGCGATCAAATTGAGCCGCCCATGCCATTCATTACCACGCGGTACTAGCTAAATACACTACTATGGCAGATACCACACCCGCTCGCAAACTGTTTGACCTACTGGTCAGCAGAGATCTTGATCCAGAAATGTTAGACAGTTCTGGCAAACCCGCACCTGACCCTGCAGAAGCTGAAATATTCAGCTTTGACTTCCGTGCCCATTCTGGCAAAGATTACGGCACAGTAGTAATCATGCTGGGCGATGACAATGACCTTGAAATTTACTGTTCAGACAATGTGGGTCGCAGCATGGAAGGCGACGACAAAAACGACTGGTTTGCTTTCTTAGAACAGTTAAAGAACTTTGCTGTTAGAAACTTTATGAGTTTTGGCATTAAAAACTTAAATCGATTACGCTACAGTATGCAAGGCCAAGCTGCTATCAAAGAAGGCCTGTTTGAATCCTGGACTGGAAATCGAACCACCAGCTGGAACGGAGCCGCAACAGAAGCACGGTTAATGATTCGCCACAAGAAAAACATTGCTGAAGGAGATGCTCGCTTCCGCCACATTGAGAGCCTGTTTATCGAAACCGCAGACAGTGAACGTTACAAGTTGCCATTCAAGAGCCTAACCGCTGGCCGTGCTATGTTAGAGCATGTTCGCCAAGGTGGCCGTCCATATGATGGTCGTGGTAACCATATTGCAGAAATGGTGACGGAATTGAATGTACTAAGCCGTTTCCGTAGAGCTAATCAAGGACAGATTTTTGAAGGTGATACACAACAATTGGTAGAACAAGTTCAAGAATATCAAACAAATCTGCAACGCAGTCTTAAAGGTCTTGGTACTCGAACTGGATATACTACATATTTTGAATCATGGAGCCCTGCTGACATTAGTGAACAGGACGTAGTGATTGAAAGTTTAAAAAATCTTTTTGTCAAGCAAAGTATTGACACAAGAATTGAGTCAGCACTTCCGTTGCTGGCCAAAATACAACAACAAGGAACAGCAATGAAAGAAGCCAACATATTTGAAGCCTGGGCAGAGCGCCTGGTAGAAGGCACCTGGCAAACACCAGATACTCCAGAGAAACAAGCCAAACTTGTTGAACTCATGAGTACGGATCTGCCAGTGGGTGCAGACGCTACCAATGTCACAGAACAATTGTATGACTTGTTGGGTGACGACGAATTGTTTGACCAGTTAGAAGCCCTGGCTGAACAGGATGCCAATGCTGATGCCCGTCAAGTTATTTTTGATCGCATGCAAATGTTGAGCGACAATCCAGATGTGCTTCGAGTCATTGAGCAGTTACAAATTGATCCCACTGCTGAAATGAATCCAGCCGAACCAACCAATCCCGCTGACCTTGAACCAGTTCAAGAAGGTGATTTAGAAGACTGTGATTCATTGGGTGGTGATGCTAGCGACGAGTTTATTCGTGGAGTTTCTGTCAATCAACAAGATGAAGCGATATCAGAAGATGCACTTCGATCAATTCGTCGGGCCGCTGGGTTGTTGACTGAAGAAGAATTAAAAGAAAATATCCTAACTGACGATACAGGTTCAACACTACAACATATCAAAGACACATTTAAACGTGATATCAAAGATTTTGAAACCACGGGCGAAATTAGCCAACACCTGCATGATGCATTGTATGACTATTATCAAGACGACATGCCGTATGGTGTGCAAAAGGCACGTGATGGTGATCCGTATGAATGGGTAGCTGATCGGTTTGGTGCAGATCTAGGTTTACCTGGTTATGGAATGAACAGCCCAGGTGTTCCAGATGAAGACTATGGTCTTGAACGTGAAAGTGTTATGCACGGTGACTATGCTGAAGAAGTCCGCGACCCACACAGTGTAGATGGTGGAATGGAAAATCCATTGATCCAAGGTGAAGGTGCTGTTGGAGCAGTATTAGGAGGTGTTGCTGGAGCAACATTGGGTGGCCCGGTTGGTGCTGTTCGCGGTGCAATGGCTGGTGATGAAATTGGCGATGCTATATCTCAAGAACAAACTGATGAAAATGATGCATCCTTGTTTGATGATGCTACCTGCAACATGTCCGAAGCTGGCGAGTCATGCCCAGTACATGGTATAAAAGAGTGTTACGGATCCGATGATGCCAGTCCACTTGCTGGACAATATGGTCACAGTGGTAAAATGAAAGCAGTCGGAAAAGAAACTTCATTCTTAGATCGCCTAAAAGAACTTTCAGGAATGATTAGGAATTAATTTGAAGTTATCCACACAGATGCCCTTGGTAGTTTTAACTTACCCTGGGCATTTTTTATTAACCTCACTTACAATTCAAAGCTATCTTAAATTTCACGCACCAACATCAATCACGGTCATAGTCGATGACCTAAGCGATCTTGCTTGGCCCGGATACTTAAATGATTGTCAACAACAATACGGTTGCAAAATTATTCCAGTATCAACTATAGAGCCAGCACAAGCATTTCAAAATAATCATTGGGTACGACAACAGATAGTAAAATTACACCTAGATCAAATTTTACCCTGTGATCATTGGTTTTTTACCGACGGTGATGTAGAATATTATTTTCCTGTACCGCACGATGCTACCCCTTATGTAATAACTCGTGGCGGCCCAGTACAGGTCAATCAAAATGCCTATGTTACTTATCTATTAGATATTAATAATCCTGGCATATATGCCGAGCACAAAGATATGGATTGGGACCCTGGAACAAACCGTTATCAAGTTTGCGTAAGTAATCCACCATTTAGAACTATGCAAGCCAAAACATTACACAGTTTACGAGCTTACATAGAACAACTGCATGGTCAAACTGTTATACAATTGCATCAACGAACTAATCATCTTGTATCGGAATGGGAACTTATTGCTAATTTTCAAACTCATGTGCTCAACGAAAATATTAATTTGGTCTACTATCCTACTGTGCCTATGGATAAAACTCAGATAACCTGCCCAAATCAGCCCGACTATTGTGCTACTTGTTATCAAGGCGATCAAGAATTTGATTCCAGTTGGTGGCAACAAAAAGGCATACAAGATATTAGAAATAGAACAACTATGTCATAAATACTCTTGACGCTGCGAAAGCAATAGTATATACTACACAAGTGATACAATCTTTACAGAGTCACAGGCAACTAGATCTAAAATTTAGATAGGCAACAACCATAAACAATTTGAAAGGCAACTTATTATGGCATCTTTAGCAGACATCCGTGCGAGACTCGCACAATCAGAAGGTAACAAACAAGGCGGCAATTCCACAGGTGGTGATAATGCAATTTATCCACACTGGAATATGGAAGAAGGCGCTTCCGCAACACTCCGATTCCTCCCAGACGGCAACACCAAGAACACATTCTTTTGGCAAGAACGAGCAATGATTCGTTTGCCATTCAATGGCATCAAAGGTGAAATGGAATCCAAACAAGTATATGTCCAAGTTCCCTGCGTGGAAATGTGGCAAGAAACTTGTCCAGTTCTTACAGAAGTTCGCACTTGGTTCAAAGACAAGAGCTTGGAAGAAATGGGTCGTAAGTATTGGAAAAAGCGTAGTTATATTTTCCAAGGCTTTGTTCGCGAAAACCCAATCGGCGACGACAAGGCTCCGGCCAACCCAATCCGTCGTTTCATTATTGGACCTCAAATCTTTACACTAATCAAAGGTGCATTGATGGATCCAGAGTTGGAAGAATTGCCAACAGACTTGATGCGTGGCCTAGACTTCCGTATTAGCAAGACATCCAAGGGTGGCTTTGCTGACTACAGTAGTTCCAAGTGGGCTCGTAAAGAAACAGCACTTACGGAAGCTGAACAAGCGGCCATTGCCGAACACGGTTTGTTTGATTTGAGCACATTCTTGCCTAAGAAACCAGGCGAAGTTGAGCTCAAGGTCATCAAAGAAATGTTTGAAGCAAGTGTTGATGGTCAA